CCGGTGCTGGGCGCCAGCGACAAGCCGACCTGCATGAGGTGGGGCGACGGGGACTGCCTGACCGATCCGGACGGATATTGTTTCCTGGCAGAGCGGAAGGAGGCGGCAACATGACGGTGAAGGTATCACCCCACCCGCGGGAGGAGACGGAGCTGGAGCGGGCGCTGAAGATCGTGAAGGAATACTACCGCAGCGCGGAATACCAGAACGCGATCCGGCCCGGGTTCATCAGGAACCCGGTCGCCTGGGCGCTGTACAAGGCCTGGCGCGAGGCGGACGAAAGGGGGTTGAATCGCGCGCGCACCGCGGACGCAAGCGTCTCGTGCACCGCGCACGAGATCAGGAAATGAACAGCAGAGACCATGAGCTGGTGCAGCAGATGTTCCAGCTGGCGAAGAAGTACCCCGCGGTGAACCACCAGGAAAACATGCTGCTGCTGAAGGCGGCGAAGCGGCTGGACGAGCTGACCCGGGCGCGCGCGCTGCGCTGGGGCGACGCGGTGCGGCGCGCGTTCTTCTCGGAGCCCGCGTACATCACGGGCTACAGGGAGGGCGGGATGGAGTACGACGCCTGGGCCGTCCTGTACACGCCGCACCTGGAGCAGAAGGAGCCGATCTACGCCATCGTGAACGCGGGGCGCATGTGGACCATCCCGCCGGACACGCCGGAGGTGATCCTCTGGAGCGCCGTGCCCACGGCGGAGCAGATCGAGGAAGAACAGAAACGGAGGGCTGAGATCTATGAGCCGACAGAAACCTGAACCGGACTGCTACACCTGCATCAAGTGGGACGAGTGCGAGAACGCGGTGGCGGGGCACTTCTGCACCCAGTGGCAGAGCAAGCAGCCGGAGCCGAAGGGCGAGGATCCGAACGAGGCGTGGGAACGAGGGGAAGAAGTAGAATTTTAGGTAGAAGGTAGGAGGTAGAAGGTAGGAGGTAATTCTACCTTCTACCTTAAACCTTCAACCTTAAACCTTGAGAGGAGATGACAACATGGCAAACAAGAAACAAGTGCATGGCCGGGAGCTCCAGGCGCCGGAGCAGCGGATGGAACTGGGCGGGAAGACGTACACGCTGCGGTTCGACATGAACTGCTTCAGGATCGCGGAGGACGTGTTCGAGGAGAGGTACGGCCAGGACGCGAACTTCGCGGAGATCGCCATGAAGCTGACCCGCGGCAAGTTGGGCGCGATCATGGCGGTGTACTACGCGGCGATGATCAGCGGCGGCGCGGACATCAGCTGGGAGGACTTCTCCCAGCAGTTCAAGCTGACGGACATCCCCGGCGTGCGCGACAAGCTGACCGTGATGCTGGCGGACTCGCTGCCGGATCCGGAGCCCGGCGCGGGGACGGGGGACGGCGGCCCTTTAGCGGGGAGCGGGGCTGGCCCTGGGGCTGGCTCTGGTACCGAGCCCTGAGCCTGGGCCTCAGCAGCGAGGAGTTCTGGCGCAGCTGCCCGCGGGCCATCGTGATCCTGGGCAGGGTCAAGGCCGAGATCACCGGCGCGAGGCCCGCGCAGGAGAAGAAGGACAAGCGGGGGCCGAGGCTATCCTACATCCCGCGCTGAGGCGCGGGATGTAGCAATTAGGAATTAGGAATTAGGAATTGGGGAAGGAACTGCGCGTGGCGCAGTTCCTTTTGTTATGCCCTCATCCGACCCGCTGCGCGGGCCACCTTCCCCCATAGATGGGGGAAGGCTTTTGGAAAATTTGGTATGGATTTAAGAATCAATAATAAGAAGGATGAGCGACGATCTGACGTAATAATTAGGGCATTATTACGTAATCATGCCCTAATCATGCCCTAATCATACCCTAATGATTAGGGCATTATTACGTTGATGTGCGGGGCTTGACATGATAAAGTTTATGCTGCCAGGAATGGATGAAGGACATCATTTCTGGCGTGTCCTCCTGCTGTTGGGGACCGGGACTGAACCACCCGGTCCCTTTTCATTTGGGGAGATGAAGCAAATGGGCAAGCAGACGGAGCCGTTCTACAATACCGGGGCCTGGAAGCGGCTCCGGCAGGTGGCGCTCTCCCGGGACGGGGGGATGTGCCAGAAGTGCATGGAGCGGTTCCGGGCCGGGTACGGCGTGAAGCCGCGCCGGGCCGTGATGGTGCACCACATCGTGCCCGTCAAGGAGCGGCCGGATCTGGCGCTGAACCTGGACAACCTGCGCAGCCTGTGCTGGGAGTGCCACGCGGAGGAGCACCCGGAAAAGGGCGGCAGCCACCAGGCGCCCAGGGAGATACCGAAGCATGCGGCGAGGATCATAAAAGTGTGAAGCCCGCTGTCTTAGAGGTGTGTTATGAACGAACAAATGAGAGAGGAGCACTTCCGGCGGATCCAGTCGGAGGCGGCGCGGGCCATGTATGAGCGGCTGTGCGACGCGTGCGACCAACGCCCCGGGGGCATGAGCCCGGCGGAGCAGATGATGGTGGCGGACATCGCCTACGAGGAGCAGGTCAAGCAGATGCTGATGGACGACATCGTGAAGCGCGGCCTGGGCCAGGAGCGGTACAACGGCCGCCAGAAGTATTACCAGGAGAACCGGAGCCCGGCCCAGTACCGGGCTTTTTGTGACCAGCAGAGGAAGCAATTGGCGGAGCTGCGCCTGACGCCGGCCAGCCGGAAGGCGGAGCAGATCCAGATCGAGGATGACTTTGACGCTTTTGAGTGATGGAGGTGCACTATGGGATTTTGGAATTTTAGGAACGCCGTGCAGCCTGACGGCCCGGCCACCCTGGACATCGAGGGCGAGCTGGTGGTGGAGGACGGCTGGTGGACGGGTCCTGGCGCGGTGGTCGCCCGGGACTTCCGCAAGGCCCTCGACCAGGTTGGGGATGTGGTCGTGCGCATCAACAGCCCCGGCGGGGACGTGCTGGCGGGCGCGGAGCTCTATAACGCGCTGCGCGAGCACAGTACCTCCGGCAAGGGCCGCGTGACCGTGCATGTGACCGCCCTGGCGGCTTCGGCTGCGTCGGTGGTGGCCATGGCCGGCGACGAGGTGCTGATGAACCCCACCGCGTACATTATGATTCACAACCCGTGGAGCATCGCCGCGGGTGACGCGGACGACCTCAGGCAGCTGGCGGACCAGCTGGACGAGATCGGCGAGGGCATCGTGGAGGCCTACGCGCTGAAGACGGGCAAGAGCAAGGCCAAGCTGCGGGAGCTGATGGACGCGGAGACCTACATGAGCGCGCCCACCGCCATCCGCGAGGGGTTTGCGGACGGGCTGCTGTACCAGCCGGTCGAGGCGCCCCAGGAGACGGAAATGGCCGCGCGGGCCGTGGCCAGCAGGATGGTGGCGCGGGTGCGTGAACAGGTAGGAAGTAGGAGTGAGGAAGTAAGAAGTAAGGACACCCCTGCTGATCAGCTGCGGCGTCAGGAGATTGCCAAGCGCGCGGAGATCGTGGCCAGGAGCATCCTGACCAGTGGCGATCCTTGAGTGAAGCTGTACAGCTGAGCCTGATCCCGGAAGAGACGCCTGTCAAGGGTGAAGGGTTAAGGGTGAAGGGTGAAGGGAAGATACCTTCAACCTTCAACCTTCAACCTTCAACCTCTCCGGAGGGGCAGGTGGAGAGGTGCTACAGGTATGCGCGCCAGGCGGTGGACGGGGAGATCCTGGTGTGTGAGAAGACGCGGGCTGCGTGCCAGCGTTTTTTTGATGATCTGGAGCGCAGCAAGAGTCCGGACTGTCCCTGGGAGTTCGACCCTGTCAAGGCCGCGCGGCCCGGGCGGTTCATGGAGAAGTTCCTGGTGCCCACCAAGGGCGACTATGACGAATTGCATATGCTGGACTGGCAGTGCTTTGTTGAGTGCAACCTGTACGGCTGGGTTGATAAGACCACCGGGCTCCGGCGCTTCCGCGAGGGGCTGGTGATCGTGGGAGCGGGCAACGGCAAGAGTACGCTGATGGCCGGCAACGCCACCTTCGCCTCCTGTAAAGACGGCGAGCGCGGCGCGGACGTGTACCTGCTGGCCAACAGCAAGGAACAGGCCGGCATCGTGTTCCAGGAGTGCTCGAAGCAGATCGACAACAGCCCGCAGCTGGCCCGGCGCTTCCGGCCCCTGCGCGACGGCATCTACTACGACAAGACGCAATCGACCATCAAGCACCGCTCCTCCGACAGCAAGCGCCTGGACGGCCTGAACCCGCACATGGCCATCTTTGATGAGATCCATGAATACCGGGATTTTAAGCTCTTGAACATCATCAAGCACAAGAGCGTCAAGCGCAAGCAGCCGCTGATCCTGTACATCACCACCATGGGCGAGGTCCTGGACGGGCCGCTGATGTACTATTACGACCTTTTTACCGACGCGCTCTACGGCCGGCTGGACATGAAGGTGGCGGATCAGATGTTCGCCTTCATCTGCGAGCTGGATGAGCACGACGACGTGGCGGACCCCAGGAACTGGATCAAGGCGAACCCGAGCCTGGGGCTGACCCTGCGGATGCAGGACCTGCAGGACGAGTGGGCGCGCGTGAAGCTGATCCCCAGCGAGCGCGCGAACTTCATTTGCAAGCAGCTGAACGTGATGGTCAACGCGGACGATATGGCCTTCGTGCAGCCGGAGGTGATCCGGCGCAACCGTGAGCACCTGGACCCGGAGAAGCTGCTGGGCCGGCGCTGCTACGGCGGCTTCGACCTCTCCAACCGCGAGGACTTCACTGCCGCGGCCCTGGAGTTCCCATTGGAGGACGGCAAGACCTTCGTCCTCCTGCACAGCTGGGTGCCGCGGGCGAAGGTGGAGGCGGACAACGAGAAGATCGACTACTACGGCCTGGCCATGAAAGGCCTTCTGACCATCGTGGATGCGGAGTACATCCGGCAGGAGGACGTGTTCGACTGGTTCGTGGAGCAGTCGAAGAAGTATGAGATCGACTGCATCGGCTACGACCCGGCGAACGCGACGAGGCTCATCCAGATGCTGGTGGGCAAGGGCTTCGACTGCAAGGTGGTGCGCCAGGGGCCGCTGACCCTGAACGACCCCATGAAGGACGTGAAGGAGCTGCTGCTGGCCGGACACATCATCACCAACGAGGACCCCATGTTTACGTGGTACACGGACAACGTGCGCATCAGCGGCGAGCGCCGGCACACGGACAAGGAGAACTGGATGCCCATGAAGCGCAACCGCTTCCGCAAGATCGACGGCTTTATGGCCTTCCTGGACGCCCACTGCGTGCGCATGCAGAAGGAGCCCGCGGGCATCATCTACACCGCGCCGAAGATCCGGGTCGTGGATCTGGGCGGGCGGCGGACCGAAAGACGGAGAAGGGCTTTCTGAGGTAGAAGGTAGGAGGTAGAAGGTAGGAGGTAATTCTACACCTGCCCAGGGCGATACAAGCGCCACTGCATGAACACTAATTAACTTCTAATTCCTACTTCCTAATTCCTAATTAAAGCGACCGAAGGGAGCGACTAAAGTGTGGCCATTTAGTAAACGTAAAGTCAAGAATGAGCAGCGGCCGGCGCCGCGCCGGGAGCTCGCCTTCCGGGGCATCACCCGGCCGCGGGCGGACCGGACCATTGAGGGCAACGAGGCCATCTACGCCGCCGTGAGCCGGATTGCGAACACCATGGCCACGCTGCCCATGCACCTGTACAAGGGGCACGAGATCGCCGCGGAGCACCCGCTGGAGCGGCTGGTGAACCTGGAGCCGAACCCGAACTTCACGGCCTTCGGCTTCCGCCAGACCATGGAGGTGCTCAGGAATACCGAGGGCAACGCCTACGCGCTGAAAGTATTGGACGGGCTGGGGCAGACGAAGCGCCTGGACATCCTGAACCCCACGCGGGTGGCCGTGATGCGGGATCCGGAGACGGCGGAGACCTGGTACCGCGTGACCATGGACGACGGGGAGCAGATGCTGCTGCCGGGGTACATGATCATCAACATCAAGCACCTGAGCGCCAACGGCGAAAAAGGCATCCGCCCCATCGACGTGCTGCGCCGGAGCCTGGACTATGACGAGCAGGTGAAGGAATTGGCCCTGGACCAGCTGGACGGCGTGAACAGCGGCATCATGCTGACCGTGCCGAACACCGGCCTGGACCAGGATAAGAAGGACGATCTGGTGGACCGCTTCCTGGAGACCTACGAAAAGTCCGGCCGGTCCGTGGTGGTGCTGGAAGGCGGGCTCACGGCCACGCACTTCCAGGGCCAGACCGTGAACAGCGACGTGCTGGACGTGGAGCGCATCACGCGCAACCGCGTGGCCACGGTGTACAACCTGCCGGCTTTCTTCCTGGGCGACTATTCAGGCGTCTCCTACTCCTCGACCGAGCAGCTGATGCTGACCTTCCTGCAGATGACGATCCTGCCGATCGTCCGGCAGTGGGAGGAGGAGTTCAACCGGAAGCTGCTGACTGAAGCGGACCGCGCGCAGGGCTACGAGTTCCGGTTTGACACGAGCCAGTTCTACCGCGCGGACGTGGCCACTATGGCCAACCGCTACCAGATCGGCATCCGCGGCGGCTGGATGACGCCCAATGAGGCGCGCCGGAACGAGGGCCTGCCGCCCAACGAGTTCGGCGACCAGCTGATGAGCAGCCGCGACATCATCCCGCTGGAGATCGCGGTCACGAAGCCCGAGCTGCTGCTGGGAGGGCAGGCGGCTGCGGCGGAGCCGCAGCGGAATTAGGAGTTAGGAGTTAGGAAGTAGGAGTTCAGGAGGGAACTGCGCAGGCGCAGTTCCTTTTTATTTGAAATGCCGCCAGGCATTTCTTCCGCCACTCCACTCTCCACTCTCCACTCTTCACACTGCGGGCGGATCGGGTGATCCGTCCTCAATTCGCCATTGTCGCATAGAGCGCTGCCACACTCTATGCTCTGTGGCTCATTGGCGCTTCTCCCGCCTTCATCGTCCACAGGACGCGGCGGGATCCGCGCCCCTACATCGATGCTACCGGCAACAGCCGATAGACATAAAAAATTATGGAGGTAAAAACCTATGACCCTGATGGAAATGCAGAACCAGATCACCGAACTGGGCGCGCAGATCCGCGCAGCGGCTGCCAGCCTCCGGACGGCGGCCATGGCGGAGAACGTGTCCATGGACGAGGTGGAAAAGCAGCGCCAGAACCTCAGCAACATGCAGAACCGCATGAGCGCCCTGCAGGCGGCCTACGACGTCGAAAAAAGCGCGGCCGCGCAGAATGTACAGCCGGCCGCCCCCGCCGCACAGCCCAAGGGCCTGCGCGACATGCTCAAATCCAACGAATACGCCCGGGCCTTCTGCTACGCGCTGCGCAACGGCATCACCCGTAAGAACGGCCGCGGCAACGAGAACGTGAAGATCCTCTTCGACGCGCTGACCGAGAGCGGCAACAGCGGCGCCGACGGCGGCTTCCTGGTGCCCGTGGACATCGACAACACCATCCGCGAGCTGCGCCGTGAGCTGAACCCGCTGGCCCCGCTCTTCAACGAAGAGACGGTGACCGCGCCCACCGGCTGGCGCGTGATCGACACCGCGCCGACCTCCGCGATGCCCAGCATCGACGAGATGGGCACCATCGTGCACGACAGCACCGGCACCGGCTACGACCAGCCCGCCTTCGCCAAGGTGAGCTTTACCCTGGGCAAGTACGGCCTCAGGATCCCGATCAGCAACGAGCTCCTGAACGACGAAGCCGCCGGCCTGATGGCCTACCTGGGCCGCTGGTTCGCCAAGAAGCTGGTCCTGACCGAAAACAGCCTGCTGCTGACCGCGCTGAAGACCCTGACCGCTTCCGCGCTGACCACCGGCACCATCGAGGCGGACGCCGCGATCAAGACGATCCTGAACAAGACCCTGGATCCCGCGATCAGCCTGAACGCCGTGATCATGACCAACCAGGACGGCTTCGACGCCCTGGACCAGATGGTGGACCTGAACGGCCGCGGCCTGCTGCAGCCCGATCCCACCAACGCGACGCTGATGCGCATGTTCGGCCGCAGGGTGTTCGTGGTCAGCAGCGCGCAGCTGCCGAACACCAGCAACAAGCCCGAGTTCTTCATCGGCGACTTCAAGGAGTTCGCCACGCTCTTCCGCAAGGACGGCTTTGAAGTGGCGAGCACCGACATCGGCGGCAACGCCTGGGCGACGGACAGCACCGAGGTCCGCGGCATCGCGCGCCTGGCTGTCAGCAAGTTTGACGCCAACGCCGTCGTGCGCCGTCAGCTGACCCTGGCCTGACCGTAACAAAACAGGAGGTTATACCATGGGCTACAAGAACAGAAGCGACGCGCTGGCCGCCCTGGCGGCCGAGATCGGCGCGACCCCGGCCGAGAAAGAGCTTCCGGACGTGACCGCCGCGGACGCGGGCAAGGTCCTGACCGTGAGCGAGGCCGGCGAATGGGTGGCCGCAGCGCTGCCCGAGGATGAAACGCCGTCTGCAGAGACCTGACACAAGCGTAAAAAGGAGTGAGACACATGGCCGATCTGGAAATGATCCGCCGGTTCGCGGGCGCGGATCCGGACACTGACCCCAGTGTGCTGGAGATGTGCTACCAGGCGGCCGTGGAATGGTACGCAGCGGCCGGGGTGCCGGCTACGACGCCCGGCACGCTGTACCAGTTCTGGTGCTGCAACCTGGCGGCCTGGTACTTCGATAACCGGGGCGCAGAGCATCAGACGCACGTGCCGCGGTACATCGTGGAATCGGTGCATCAGCTGAGGCCGAAGCTGAATCGCGCGCGCACCGCGGGCGCAAGCGCCTCGCGCACCGCGCACGAAATGGAGGGATCCGCATGAAGGCTGGAGATCTCCGGCACCCGCTGACGCTGATGCGCCCGGAGGCGACCGTGAACGAATACGGGCGTCCGGTTAAGGACTGGCGGGACCAGGCTACCGTGTACGCCGCCAAGCAGGATGTGAGCGGGCGCGAGTTCTACCAGGCGCAGGCCTACCACGCGGAGGACACTGTGACCTGGACGCTGCGCTGGCGTGACGACGTGACCCCTGAGTGGCGTGTACGGCACGGCAGCCAGACCTACGAGATCATCGAGGTGAACCACCTGGGGTACAGGTATGATTTCATCCGGCTGAAAACCAGGATGATTCAGGGGGAAACGCACTGACATGATGACTGACAGAGTGGAAACATTCATACAGGAGACGCTGGCGCCTCTGGGCGTGCCGGTGAGCCAGTCGCCGGGCGACGCATCGGCCACGACCTGGATCACCTGGCGCACGGTGAGCGGGCGCGAGCTGACGGCCAGCGATGTGGGCACCCGGGTCAGACACATGTTCCAGGTGTACGCGCACACGCGCGGCACGGCCAGCGAACACCGGGAGGTATTCTTCCGCGCCATCGAGGCGCTGAAGGCTGCCGGCGTGCGCGTGTTCGCCTGGGGCCCGGATGAGCGGGACCCGGACACGGGCATCAGCCACATCGTGTGCACCTGTACGTGGAACCAACGCAGCTGACGCTGCGAGTTAGGAAGTAGGAATTAGGAAGTAGGAATTAGGAAGTAGATTTACTTCCTACCTCCTACCTCCTACTTCCTACCTGAAATGAACGACTGTAAGGAGTGATAATCGTGAGCACTGACGGAAATGCCCTGACCGTGCAGAACGCGGGGTACTACGAGGGCGTGACCGACGTGTACTACGCGCTGATGACGGGCATGGATGCCCGGAACCAGGCGCCGGTATACGGCCCGGCGGTGTGCGCGGGCAAAAGCATCGAGGTGCAGGCGACGCCCAACTACCGCGAGCGCAAGGTGTACGCCAGCAACGTGGCCACCCGGCGCGACCAGGTGCCCGACAGCTACACCGTGACGCTGAACCTGGACCAGGTGATCCCGGCAGTGCGCACGGTGCTGCTGGGCCGCAAGGACGGCGGCAGCGGCGTGGAGCTGATCACCGGCAAAAACGTGGGGCCCTGGGTGGCCATCATGTTTGCGGCGACACTGGACGACGGGACCAGGGAATACCGGCAGCTGTACAAGGGCCGCTTCAGCGAGCCCAGCGGCACGCACCACACCAAGAACGACGGCGACAGCTACCAGCACCCCACCATCACCGGCACCTTTGTGCGGCTGGGCAATAATGATCAGATCGGGACCGTGCTGAACGACGGCGAGGATCATCCGGAATGGCTCAGTGCCGTGCAGCAGAGGGCGAGCGAGATCGTGCAACTGAAGGGCCTGGACGTGTACCGCGGCACCAGCTCGCCCACCTACGCGGCGATCCTGCCGGAGTTCGCGCCGGCAACGCTGAACAGCTACATCGTGCAGGGTGATAAGACGGCAAACAACGTGACCTGGTACTTCGCGCCCTCGCTGGGCAGCGGCATTGCCGGGCACGTCACGCAGAGCCCGAACGTGGCCAAGTACGACAACGGCGTGCTGATCACCTACGACTGGACAGCCCTCAAGGCGGACAGTATCAGCGTCAGCATGCTGACCGGCGGGGCGCTGCACCTGACCCTGAGCGGCGGCGCCAGCAAGGCGCACGACGCAGTGCTGAAGGTGACCCTGAGCAAGGGCAGCGAGAGCAATACCTACACCTTCAGGATGAAGTTTGAACCGTAACGATGGCGGGTTACAGTGAACCCGAGACACCCGGAGCCAGCCATGCCGGCTGCAGCGTCGGGAAGAGGGAGCCGGCACGGCCGGCGAAAGGAGCGAATAAAATGCCTACTGACAGCAATACCCTGACCCCGCAGAACGCGGGATACTATGAAGGCGTAACGGACGTATACTACGCCCTGATGACCACCCAGGACGGCCCCAGCACCGCGCCGGTATACGGCACGCCGGTGTGCGCGGCCAAGACCATCGAGATCCAGATCACGCCCAACTACAAGGAGGGCAAGGTGTACGCCAGCAATGTGGCCACGCGCCGCGAGAACCGCGTGGAGAGCTACACCGTGGCGCTGAACGCCGACCAGGTGATCCCGGCCGTGCGCAAGGTGCTGCTGGGCCGCGGCGGCGGCACGGACGGCGTGGAGCTGATCAAGGGCACCAACAAGGCGCCCTGGGTGGCCATCCTGTTCGCCGTGACCCTGGACGACGACACCAAGGAATACTGGGTGATGTACAAGGGCAAGTTCCAGGAGCCCACCAGCACCCACCACACCCGGAACGACGGGGACAGCTACCAGCACCCGCAGCTGCAGGCCACCTTCGTGCGGCTGGAGAACAACGACGCCCTGGCGGCCGTGGCCAGCGAGGCCGGCGGATCCAGCGCGGCGGCGGATACCTGGTTCGACGCGGTGTACCAGCCCGCATAAGAGTAAGAGCAAGCGCAAAGGCCCGGAGCGGAAACGCTCCGGGCACTTTTAATAAGGGAGAAGGCTTTTTCAGGTTGAAGGTTGCAGGTTGCAGGTTGAAGGTAGTTTCACCTTCACCCTTCACCCTTAACCCTTCACCCTTTATTTGCCCTTCTACCTGAACGAAGGCCCGCGGATCCGGAGGGAAACGATATGGCGACAGTTACTATCACCGGCGTGGATCAGGTGCTCAAGCGGTTTGAGAAGATGGCCGCAGCTGCGGAGCCTGTGTTTGAGAAGGCGGCAGAGGCCGGCGGGCAGATGATGGCGCGGCTGATCAGCGCGGACGCGCCGGTCAGGACCGGCGGCGTGGCCAAGAGCATACGGTCGGGCAAGGTCAAGCACACGGTGGCAGAAGGCTTCCACTGCGAGGTGGAGCCTACCGGGAACGATCCCCACGGGGAGCCCTACGCCAAGATCGTGAACATCCTGGAATACAGCGAGAAGCGCGGGCACCCGTTCTTCTACGCCAGCGCGGACGCGCACGCGGCGGAGGTACAGAGCGCCATGGGCGCAATGGTCAGCGAGGGGCTGACGAAACAATAACAGACAAAGAGGATGCCGGCGGGACCGGCTGAGGGGGTGAAGGTATGGCACAGGATAAGATCATGATCAACGTGGGCGTCGGCGGTGAGCAAGAGTACGGCGCGGCCATGCGAAACATGAACTCTGCGTTGAAAACCCTGAACGCGGAGATGAAGGCCAGCCAGAGCGCCTTCGGCGACCAGGCCGGGAGCATGGAGGGCCTGCAGGACAAGCTGAGCAAGCTGGGCGGCATCTACGAGCAGCAGAAGCAGAAGGTGGAGGGCATCCGCCAGGCGCTGGAGCAGGCCCGGGGCAAGTACGACGAGAACAGCACTGAGGTGCAGAAGCTCCGGACCCAGCTGGCCAATGCGACCACCCAGATGAACACCACGAAAACCCAGATCGGAGCGACTGAGGACGCGCTCAGCGAGCTGGAGAACGCCGAGGAGGGCGCGGGCGAGGGCGCGGAGCAGGCGGCCGGGGCCATCGGGAAGGAGGGCGACGAGGCCCAGGAGAGCGCGGGCAAGAGCGACAAGCTGCACGCAGCGCTCAGCAAGATCGGCCAGCTGGCCGGCGGCGCGCTGGTGGCGGGACTGAAGGCCACGGGCGCGGCCATGGCCGCCATGGGCACCGCCGCGGTGGCCGGCGCGAAGGCGGGCTTCGACATGGCGCAGAGCGCGGGCAAGTATGCCGACGACCTGCTGACCCTGAGCACCCAGACCGGCGTGAGCGCGGACAAGCTGCAGCAGTGGAGCTACGCCAGCCGCTTCGTGGACACGTCCGTGGAGACCGTGACCGGCAGCATGACCAAGCTGCTCAGGAACATGAGCAGCGCCGCCGGCGGCAGTGAGACGGCGAAAAAGAGCTTTGACAAGCTGGGCATCAGCTTCCAAAACGCGGACGGCAGCATGCGCGGCACGGAGGACGTGTTCTGGGACGCCATCACCGCCCTGGGCGGCATCGCCAACGAGTCCGAGCGCGACGCCCTGGCCATGGATCTGTTCGGGAAGTCCGCGAAGGAGCTGAACCCGCTGATCGAGGCGGGCGCGGAGGCCTGGCAGCAGTACGCCAGCGAGGCGCACGCCATGGGCACGGTGTTCACCGAAGATAACCTGGCGAAGATGGGCTCCTTCGACGACAGCATGCAGCGCATGACCGCCACCACCGACAGCCTGAAGACGGCCATCGGCCTGAACCTGATCCCCATCTTCCAGCCGCTGGTGGACACCGCGGCGGACAGCATGGCGCGGGTCAGCTGGGCGCTGCAGCAGGGCGTGGATCCCGCGGAGATCCCGGGCCTGGTGGGCGATCTGGTGAACGCCTTCAGCTCCACCCTCAACCAGGTGGTCAGCACGGTCACGGAGTACATGCCCGTGATCAGCGCCGTGGTGAGCCAGGTGGTGAGCACCCTGGGCGCGGAGCTGCCGGGCATCCTGCAGGCGCTGCTGCCTGCCGCCATGGACCTGCTGCAGACCATCGTGAACGTGCTCACGGAGAACGTGGGCGCCTTCGCCGGGGTGGCGACCACGCTGGTGACCAGCCTGGCCACCTTCCTGACCGCGAACCTGCCCACGCTGCTGACCACGGGCATGGACCTGCTGAACAGCATCCTGGGCGGCATCATCGACGCGCTGCCGCAGCTGATCCCCGCGGGCATCGAGGCCGCGGTGCAGCTGGCGGCCGGCCTGATCCAGGGCATCCCGCAGCTGGTGGCCCGGATCCCGGAGATCATCACGGCCATCTGGAACGGCCTGATCAATACCGACTGGCCCACCCTGGGCAGCACCATCCTGGGCAGCATCATGGACGGGCTCAAGACCCTGGGCGAGAGCATCCTGGGCATCTTCAGCAATGCGCTGCCGGGCATCAAAGCCCTGGACTGGGTGGGCATCGGAAGCACCATCGAGGGCGCCATCGGGTCCGTGGGCGGCTTCCTGACCAACCTGTTCACCGCCAGCAAGGCGCAGGTGCAGCAGCTCAGCTGGCCGGAGATCGGCACCAAGATCCTGGACGGCGTGAAGAACGTCA